CGCCACCATCACTGTCATAACCTTTAAAAATAATGTCTTTGTCGTTGTTATTTGTTTGGATGGTAAAGTTGCTACTGTCCATCTTGAGATGACAGATTGTAGAACCACCATCTTTAAGGAATATGTCACCACCATCAGCATCAAGAATAATATCACCACCAACATCAAGTGTGAAATCACTAGCGTGAGAAATATTACCAGTCATAGTGCCACCAGATAAAGGTAATGACTCTGTATCTTCAGAGAAATCATTCAAGAGTTCTGCTGTCATTCTCAGCTCTACGTTATCACCCGAACTGTGAGCTTCTGAAGTAGCAACACAGGTGAATGTCGTGCCACTAATTGCTGTTACTTTAACCACCTCACTATCTATGGTGACATAAGTCCAATCAGAACCGCCTAGCGTTGGAAAACCACTAGCTGAGGCAACAGAAAAGCTCGTTACGCCAGACGAAATTGATGCAGAAAGTGTGCTACTCGCATTGTTCGCAAATTTTACAGCCATTTGTTACCCCTTAATTTAGCTTACTGTGATTGTCCAAGTGATAGTCATACTGTCATTTGCACCTTTATTGACCACACTAAATACTGTTCTGCATAACATATCACCACCACTTGAGGCATCAAATATCCCAGCCTCAGTCAGTGCCGCCGTTGCCGTTCCAGCCGCGAAAGTTTCAACATATGCAATTTCATTATTCGTTACTGTTGTTGATGTTAGAGCGCCACGAGCGCTTTCACTGACAAGAGCTGTCTGACCAGCCGCCGCCGCAGTGCTTGAAGTTCCCACCGCCATATGAGTCATGACCGTATTTGCATCATTCATACGATCTGCTACCCAATTTTTTCCTGCGGTTACGACAAGGTTTGGTATTTCTTGAACCACCTCACCATTGAGTGCTATAGATACTGCACCAGTTAGTTTTAAATCATCGTTTATCATTTTTATTGCTCCGTTTTAATTAAGAGTTAAACTTCCAAGCACCATATTTCCTAGTGCTCTACCATGTGTTCGTGAGATTGATATAGAATCAGTCATTGACAACACATTTCCTTTCACGCTTTCACAATCTTTGTTAATTAGTGCTGTGTCATCAAGCGTAAATACATCTGTTAAAATTTTGTTGTGCGAAAACACACTTTGCTCACTAACACTAAGCGTTTCACTTAAACCTTTGCCTACGTTGTATGTTTGACTATCGCTAAATGAGTAAGAATCAGACAAAGCTTTTGCATTATCTAGGCTTGCCGAGTCTGAGAAAGCAAAGCTATCTGATAACCCTTTGCTCATATCTACGATTGCAATATCTGTATAAGCGAAACTATCTGAGAAAGACTTATTTAACGCAACAGCTACAACTTCACTCAAAGTCAAGGTTTCGTAATAGAACTTATATTCACTTTCTGGCGTGATTATATAGTCTGCCGCTGAAACGCTAACATAGTCCACATCGGCATATGCTTTAACGATGGTGATAGTTGCTCTAATCATTAAAACTGCTCTCTTACAATAAATTTAAATTTATCACCGACAGTTAAAAATTTGCCATTGGTGTACTCAATTTCTATTTCACCTTCATAATCGCCTACGCCATCATCCAATGTCGTTGAACCCCAATCCATAACAACCTTACCGCCTGTATAGGGTTGTATGCGAGAAAATGTAATGGTATCGACTAGTGTAGATGAGTCAATCTTTCTATACTTCATACGAACCGCAGTCACGTTTGTCAGATCTAGCGTATCCCATGTAGTCGGATCACCTATATCATAAGTCTGTCCGCTTAAAGTCTTATTGGAATCTCGTAACACGATTTCCAGAGCTGGCAGGTCATCCCCTTTTACTAAATTGATTGAGTCGTAATAAGCCATATATATTTCCTTAAATTAAATAACTTCCAGATGAATTTTTAAAATGTGTTTCGCAATATTCGCGTGCTGATATTTGAATCACGCCCGATTGATCCGTCATCGTTGCAAGTATTAAAAACTCACGCACACGATCTAACAACGTATGGTTTAAAGCGATAACATCACCTACCTCTAAATGTGCATTTTTAACGCTGGTTGCAAAACTAATAGCCAGCGGTGTTTGCTTAACGCGATTGCCAGAAGCATCTTCAGAATATCGCAGTGAGTTCAGTGCTATTTCTGAAATTTGAGCGGCATGTGTCGCACTGGTAATGCCTTTTATATCTAATATTTTTTGTACTGTTTGGCCGTCATAAGTTTGTAGCGTACTATCTTCTTTAACACTTTCAGCACTAAGCCATTCATCGCTAGGGTTGACGTATTTAAGGATCATTTTATTGGCTATAGTGCTACTCCCCGCCATTGATATAGATAAACTATTACCCAGCACATCATCATTAGTTAATGTATCAGCAAGGCTTTGAGATTTCGTATCAATCTTAAATTTCCATTTGCTTTCACTATGGAAAATTTTGCCGCGACAGGTGGCTAGTACATCAGAAATAATGCTTTGTATATTAGCCTGTTGCATTAATGCTATATTGCACGTCCAAGAATTAGCGGTGCAGTCTGTTTTTGCTTGGTAAAAAGTTGCAATATCAATATCCGCATCAGCAATATCAAGGCCTGTTGTTAAAAGATCTAATAAAATTTCTGCTGGATTAGTGGAATAAGTTAATGAACTGGATATAGTTGTTGCATTGGTAATGGTGCGTATTTTCTTGCCTTCAACTTCAGCCGTAATTGCCGCTAGTGCTGTGTTCTTATTATTCTCTGCATCAAACACTTGATGAACCAGTAAAATCGCTGTATTAGCTGGTATAACAACTGACGGTAAACCTATAGTGCTCCCAGTAGCAGTGTCACCCTGAGTACCGCTTAGTGGCCAAGTTTGGGCTTGTATATTTCGTGTACTGCTGACAGCATCTAAGTGTCTAATGTGGACATATTCAGTTTCCCATGTAGCAGTTGTGTTTGTCACTAAAGTCATCGTATCTTCACCAGCATACATATAATTAATATCTTCAAGCTCATGCCCAGCTAATACAATAACCGCCCAATAATCGCGGTTGTAACCCTTAGCGGTGTCATCGCTATTTTTATACGAGTTGGTGTCTTGGAATATTATGTTGCCAGCCATTTTATGCTTGCCGTAAATTTGCGCAACTGGTGCAGTATTGGATTTAATAGTTTGTAGTTTTGCACCCGCATAACCCTCAACAGAAGCCGTATCAACCGCACTGGCCATTGAATCACTGGTTGATGATCCAACTAGTGATGCGCCAACGAGTACCACACCCGCTGTTGCAACAGCTACTGCTCCCGCTGTAGCGGCAATGCCAACGCTTGATAATAAGACTGGCGCTAATGTTGGTGCAAAGACAATGGCAGCAATACCAACAATTGGTTTTATGACATTACTCATTGTTAAGCCTCATTAGTATTGCATCATTTTCAATGCGTCTAGTCACGACTGCTTTTTCAATATGATCATATGTCCAGTAAAAAAACTGATTAATACAAACGCCAACGCCGCGATCCCACAAAATGACATCATCAGCTTGTGCGCTTTTAACTCTTTGACAAAAGCTACTAAAAAAACCAATATGATCTTTGCGTGCTAAAAACTTATTTTGATGCTTTACAAAGGCTTCCAAATCATTCCAAGTCCACTTGCCCCAAACTTGCGGCAAATCGTATTTTTGATCTAAATAGCTAATGGTTTCTGTAAAGCAATTTTTTTTCATCTTAAATCGTCTTTTGACGCCCCCAGTAAATCACCTCGCTAATGGCATCAACAATTGACGTAAATTCGTTCTGATTAAATGTTCGTGTCGGGTATGGCGATTGCCAAAAAGTAAACTTAGTCGTTAGTTGTGCTGTAAATGTTTTTGTGGTTGCACTAAAGGTATCAATCACACCTTCAAATAAAACATAGCTATCTTTAGTCAGTCCAGAAATCTCTAATCTAGGATAAGCAACTGAGGAGTTTTCACTGATACCGTAATCATAAGATTGACTGTCTACTGTTTCGCTTGGCGGCGTAATAAGAACGCGCTCAATTTTGGCTCTATTGTTACGCCACTCTTTAGCCAGTGCAGTGGCTGTTAGCTCTTCATTAATGTTATCAATAGTCACGTTAATAGTATCGGTTGCCATTGTAAAATCTTCAGTTAAACGATCAAATGTAATTGATAATGGCGTGTACTCATTAGTGCCGTCATAGACAAACACGTCATGATCTGTAAAGCGCAAAGTTTCATCAAAAGATCCAGCAAGGGTGTACATATCGAACTCAAAGAGATGGATCATGCCCATCTGCTCATCATTTCTAACATTGGTTGTTACTGTCTTACTCATAACAACTCCACAATCTTAGCCTTGCAGACGTAACGATTGTCTAACAGGCGCTCAAATTTAAAACTATCTTCCATAAATCCAGCATTGGTTTTAGTGCCAGATCCTAATCCATTTGCGCCTTCTGGTGGCATTCCAAACTGCCCCATAATGCCGCCCTTTTTGCGATAAAAAGTCAGCAGTGTTAAAAACTCACTTTCTGATAAATGCCAGTTGAGTTCCCAGACTTTTCGAAGGCCGCCTTTATCGGCTAAATGCCTCGCTGAATTGCCAATATTAGAACCATTAATGTTTGTTGTATATTCAAAAACAATTTTGTTTGGCTGCGCTGAATTTAAAACGGTTGTAAAAGAAGTATCACTAGAAGTCACTGGAGAGTAACTAGAGCTTTGTGAAAACTCGTTTTGATATGCAGTGTAGTTAAAAAAAACCGAAGTGATCATTTTGATCTGGCCGCTGTAGACTTGCGGCGCAACTACGTTAAATTTAAACTCTTTAAACGCCCAAACTGAGGCATTAAGACCAATTGATGTATCTCTTAGATCATGAATATCATC